ACAAAACCGGGCCGGTGGCACCTAAAACCACCGGCAACCGATTCGCCGTTCTTACTGAAATGAATGAATCCGCTCCCTCCCCCAGCAGCAATGTTGGACCTCAGGGACCACCGAGTGCACCGGTGCAAGCAAGTGACACTAGGGTGGGCAGTACTGAAGAAAAGTACCCGTCCCCCGAAACTCGACCGAGCGTACCGGCCAACAATAGCAACGCCAAGCCTCAAGTATTGCGTCCTCCCCTCACAGGTGGCGCAAGAAAGAGTGAGCCCCGTCCTAAGAAGAAGGCGGGCACGCCGTGTAACGGCTTGAACTGTCCCCGTGTAGCTTCCGGCAAGACTTGTTCATGCACGACACGGCCACATCCTCCCCCTCCCGGACTCACCACTAAAGATCAGTTTTGGCAAAATGTTGCCCCTCTGGTCCCAGCAGTAGAAGCTGCCAAGAGTGATAAGTCCCCTTTGACAGACGCCCAGAAGGTAGCAGAAGCTAAGCGCTCTGCATGCCATCTTGCCACCGTTGAAGTTGAGGTTCTCGAGAAGACGACGCCTATAAAATCGTCGTATGTTGTGATGGATGGTTTGGTGCAGCGTAAGCAGCAGTACCGGGCCGATCTCTTCATTAACACTACTACCAAAGCATACTTGGACAAACATTATCCTAATGTCCAGATGATCCCTTGTAAGGACCAGAACCTCAGTCTACACCCAATCATTAATATGGGGCGATCGATGGGGGAAAAATATGCTATAGCCACTGCCACCCGCAAATTAGACAAGATGGGCATTTTGTTGAAGGATGGAGTGAAGATTGTTGACGTGGGCGGTAATGCCTCTCGACACCATAATGAGGGACGTAAGCACATCCACTCATGTTCTCCTATCCTCTCACCAGCAGATGTTCTCAGAAACGAGAACCACCGGTTTGCTCCCAATCGGTGTAACTGCAAAGCTGAGGAATGTTCCTGCGTCGAGCCCGCAGCGTACTTATCAGTCGACTCAGCTTATTACCTAACCCCTCAAGTAATTGGCAATCTGTGTTATAAAGCAACATCGAAGATGATGTATGTTGTGATGCATGAGTTCGACGATGCATATGGTACATTTGGTGGCGGAGAGGCCACATACCAGTTGGTGGATCTAGACCGTGTCAGCATGTCCGTTGAAGGAAATGATAGACCTTATGTTCATTCGAGCATGTCCTGGATCCGCCAGCAATACCCGGTGGTGATGACACCTGGTGGCCCACGCACTGTCGTGTGGCAAACTCTGTGCAAGATGCCCACGCACACGATATTCCAGTTTACGGTTACTGATATCATTTTCACCCAGGATCCCATCATTGAGATGCCACTTGTTTCCACACTCCAATCACCAGACTTCTACGGTGATATTTCACTGGCGGGAGTTTTCAACGATCAAGGTAAGGCCAGTGTTCCCGGTGAAGCCATCATCCTCAAGGAAACTCGCGTTATTTCCTGGGGACCCAGCATCTTTATTTACCAGCCCGGAACGAAGCTGGTCATGCACGCACCAAAAGGCCTCGTTGACGAGGCTGCTCTCTGGGTCGCAGGACGCGACCGCACATCTGATTGTCTTAAGAATCTTATTGTGTACCTTAAAAGCAAAAGTAAAGCATATAACATGCCACCAGGAATTCTAGCCACCAGTCTCGTTGCTGCTGCTCACCTTGGTTTTTGCAAGAACATTATCTTCGAGACATCAGTTATGCACGGCGTCACACGCCCCATGCTGCCCACCATGGCTGTTCACCATGATGGAATAATGCTCAAGTTCAAAATGGTATGGACAAAGCCTGTACTAGCTGCTGCCATCCTTGCAGCTGGTGCGGTTTCTGGCCTTACTCTCGGAACCATTGGTATCCTCGCTGGACCTGTTGTTGCCATCTCTGCTGGTGCTGCCGCAGCCGCTGCCGCCGCCACTGCTTTCTTAGCCAAACATGTGCAACACTTGTGTACCCAACAAGTGCCACAGACTGCGAGTTTTAAAGCGTTTCCAGGTTATCACGCTGATAGGTCATCTGATCCTCCTGGTACGTGTGTCAAAATGCTTCCACCAGGAATCAATTTGCCAGCTACAGACAGCTGCAAGACAGCAGAGGAGTTAGCAGCAATGGAGATGGATCCTAGTGCTACGGTACGACCCGCCAATGATCTTACTGAGAACCGTGAGAAGCCGGACAAAGGACCGTTGAAACCTGGTGGCATAGTATCAACTTTCAGCATTCCCGTGGTACCAGCTAATTCATCATTACAAAGCCTACACGCCATCAAATCACGAATCACCAAGAAAGGCCCTTCAGGAAAAGGTCTAGTCGATGATAAATTCTTCTCCTTGTTCGAACAGTATGTAATGGACAACCTTGAGGATTTTGGCCTGGGTAAGGATTCAGTGAAGGCTGAAGAGTTTGAAGTGTGGAACCAACACTATCCAGCTCACATGCAAAGACGTCACGTTGAGGCAAAGGCCCAACTCAATGACGCAAATTTCAAGGAGCTCCTTGTACATGAACGTGGAGAATTCATGAAAGTTGAGCCCCTCAGCAAGTCCACCCCGGATGGTGCCGCTGATTTTGCTCCTCGTGCCATTCAATCCGGTACACCACATCACAACGTCGCCACTGGTCCCTTTTGCAAAGGTTTCTCCAAGAGATTGGCTGAGATCTGGTCAATAATGAACGACAAAGGACCCATGTATACTTCCAAGGCCTCTGCCGAGCAGATTGGTTCAGCATTCCAACGTGCAGTTCGCCGTTTGGATGGTGACATGGCAATCTTGGAAGGTGATTTCGCGCGTTTTGACTCCACCATTCATCGTAGATTGCTTGAGCTCGAGGCCCGTATCTATAAGTACGTAGGCTGTTCAGATCAGGCCTACGCTGCCTTCATGTCCTGCATTTTAACTAAAGGACGTGATAAGTTCGGCACCCGATATGGTGTAGATGGAGGACGTCACTCTGGTGATCATAATACCTCGTGCGGTAACACTCTCCTTCAAGTTCTTGCTATTATGTTCTGTATGTCGTTCGAGGACGCACAGGAAACAGGGATCTTGCTTCCACCTACCCAGCTGGTTGCCAAGCTTGACATAACACTACTAGCACTGGGTGATGACAACCTCTTAGTTGGTAGAAAAGAGTTCCTTCAAAAGATACCAATGGCCCCCATGTTGCTGAAACTAGGCCTTGAACTGGAACCCAAGCTTCACGATACTGATACGGCGAAGTATCATGCCACTTTTTGCTCCTCACGCTTCTGGCCAGTTGAGGGCGACATGACCGTTCTCGGACCCGGAGTTGGGCGAGGCGTAGCTCGCGGATGTTGGTATGTCAACCCGCCTGACCATGTGAGTCTCCAGTCAATGGTACGCGCCGATTCTATCGGACGTATTAAAGACTGTGCATTCATTCCCTTTCTGCGTTTGTTGTGGCGCCGAAATCATGAGCTGACACGTGGTGAAACGATTTACATGTCACGTGAACAGAAAAGATCAGCCCTACACAACAACCACGCCGCTGAGTCACACCAAGCGTGCGCTGAGACATGGCAAATGCTAGAAGTTGTCTATAATCTCACACCCCAAAATGAAGCGACGTATGGCTACTTGTTAGACCAGGCCAAGTCCCTTCCCGCCATCGTCAACTATGAGCCGCTTGCTGCCGCCATTAAAGTTGATGGAGTTGGCTCCTCGGATATGGAAGTTGAGTATGAGGCTGTTGATACCTCTGCTCCTCTCGGACAAATGTTTTCTGACATAGTCAACCGCTTGATTCGCAAGCCTTCCATCAAACCCACCCGTAGTGTTCGTTTTACCGAAATCGCCGCCGAAGAGTCATTATCTTCTGTCGAGATGTCAAATTCGTTCATCTACCCTTTCGACTTCTAAATGAAGTCAGCCTGATCCTAAGCAGTTACTAAAAACTGTTAAAGACCTAGATACCGAGTTCCAAGGCTCGGCGCCTCCACCAAAACACGCTGGGAGGATTCTGAGGACCAGGCAAATCTCTCCGAGCACGTCCCATGCTCGTACAAAGTGGGGACACCACGTGCGCAGCCTTGCGTACCCATGCAATCCTGCACGCGTGATGTCCTGATCGTAGAATTTGAGAATTCCGATCGCCAAACTTGTCCAGCACTCACAGCAGTGTCTAGGCCTGTTTCCCCACCCTCTACGTTATACACACCAAACGTATTCGCTACCTTTACATCTATACCTCCACTTCAGTCTAACCACAAGTAAGCTTCCACGCTATTCATTAATCATGGGTACCGGTAAGAAGTCGAAACGTAGTACGAAGAAAGCTGGCACAAAGAAAGGCAAGCGCCTGCCCATACCAGGCAGGCCAAGAAAACTTCTGAAAACCAAACTTGTTTCATCAGGTGTCAGGGCCCAGAAGTCCATCTCTCTCGCATCTGACGGTGTGAACACTGGTTCGGTATGGAAGAATACCACCGTGGACAGAATGACGTTTCCCGTTTCACGCGAGAAATGTGCTGACTTGGTATCTGGCGGTTCTGCCTACCAGTTGTTGAATTCACAGTATCTCAATCCTGGAAACACCGTGTTGTTCCCGCGATTTTCAGGGATAGCTAAGAACTATGAAATGTATCGAGTTAATCATCTCAAGTTCTTCTTCCGAACAGAAGCCTATATGGCAAGCGGAAGTGTCGTTAGTGCCGGTTTGATCGGTATGGCGACCAGCTTTGATCCCGATGCTGCTTATTTCACAACCATGTCAGAGCTGGAAAACTACGAGAATAGTATTTCCGGTCCTCCCTTCTCTGGCGTCATTGTTCATGATGTTATTGAGGCCCGTCGGAAACGTGGTAATCGTAAAGGAGGCATTGGAGATCTTGCCCTCAATGATTACTTCGTCAACTACGCTCCCAATCAGATATCACCTGGATCGACTCCAGGAAAGTTCTATGATATTGGTGAGCTGCAAGTGGCTAGTAACGGTACCCAAGCTGGTACCCTTGGTGAACTGTGGGTAGAATACAGTTTCACCATGATACATCCACTCGATCCTCCTGGTGCACCCGCTGGTGCCATCTCACATTGGTCGTCGTTGGTACCTACAACCTCGAACAATTTGGCAGGAATGATCGAACAATCTGGCTCCAATATAGCAGGACTGCTGTTTGGAACCAACATGATCACCTTCCCACCCGGTATCGCCGGCACCTACATGATTTTAGGGCAGTGGAACTCCGCAACATCAGCCACACAGAGCGTCATAGCCGCAACTGGTTCGTCCGTTGCCTTGCTAAACTTTGCGTCATCAGGATTAAATTCACGTGACGCAATTTCGACTATCTACTCTGGCAATGCCGCGACTGGAGCACAGTCGTCGATGTTCATGAAGATGATCCGCATAGATAACACCTCGTCCAACACCCTCACCATTAACACCCCATCCGTGCTTACTGGTCAGTCTGCTGGCGAGATCTTCATCCTTGCCATCCCAACCAACCTTTCCACTGGTCATGGAAGCACTTCGAGCACCCCATCATATCAGTTACTGTTGGAACGCTTGTCCTTGCTTGAAACAAAGCTCGGTCGTGGTTTGGGTCAACCCGCACGTCTGCGACAACCGTCGCTGAATCGTGTGTTTCAAGATGAGAGTAAGGAGGATCTAATTGATCAACGTCCATTTTTGCAACGTGAACACTTCGAGCGCATTGCGTCAGCTCGCTGTGACAAAGAGCATTACGACAAACTCCTTCATGAGGCCGAATCAGACAATGAGTCTGACGAGGATCTTATGAGTTCTCTCATTCTTGCTAGAGCTAAAGTTGTCGATGCTTCAGAGGAAGCATTGGCCAACGCGATAGCGCGTTTAGCACGAGGAAAAGGCATCGACGGAACAGGTCCTGCCACCCTCGCCCCACGTGTGTAGACACGGATAGTGATTCTATCACTCTTTAGGAAATTTGACGACTCCTATTGATGCTTAGTCTCGGAACAACCTTCCCCTGCATTTGACATATTCGCATCAAGCCTTGCATTTATTATATCTCTCACACCACGCGCTGACTAGTTGCTTACCCACTCACGTGGCCCTCTAGCCTGTAAGACCCGGGTGTTGCGCTCGTACGCATGATAGTACGTAGCTTATTCTTTTCACGCCATCTCTGTTGTGCGTCGCTCATGCTCAAATGGGGACCAACACACTCTGAAAACGTGACTTCTTAGCAGAACGTCCTTAAGGACTGCCGGTGGGGTAACACCGACAATTGTATCAAAATCCACAACCATTTCTAAATGAAACCCGTCACGCC